TATAAAGAAAGAACAGAGTTTGTTGAAAACGAACTCAACCCAAGACAAGTCGGGACAATCAACATTGTCCCAGCTCGTCGTTTTAACAAGAAGCGGAAAGAGATCTGCGAGGAGGCGTTCAAAGAATTCCCAGAACTTAAAGACTGGCGATTTCCGGGCACTCCAGACTATACCCGAGTCCAAACTAGTCTTGCCCACACCATCGGTAAGTTCCAACACTCCAGACCTATCAAAGGGTTTACCAAAGCCCTTGACGCAGTGCCAGAGTGGAGTAGTACGATTAACGACAATACGACAGAAGAAGAAATCTATCAAATGATAGAAGAAGAACTGTTGGGAGTTAAACAAACTTCAAACCCTGGTTTCCCTTTTAATGAGAGATATGCAACTAATAGAGAATTGTTTAAAGACTTTTCTGATATGATTTGCAAACTTGCGACCGAAAGGATGATAAAATTGCTTGATACAACAGAGATAGTAGATGACCCATTATGGTTTTACCAGAACGGATTTTCAGATCTTATTTCACCTAATGAGAAGAATGAACCTCATCCAATGAGGAAAGTTTTAGCCGGAAGATGGAGGATTTTCTGCTGTCAAACAATTGTTGATCAGCTAGTAGAAAGAGTACTTTACAAACAAGTAACATCTGCTGTTAAAGATTTATATCCTAACTCTGGAGCGATATTAGGTATAGGATTCTCAGATGAGAAAGTAACAGAATTTGCAGAAATGTTGATTTCCAGGAGCCGCAAAGATTGCTTACAAGCAAGTGATGTAGCCGGATGGGAAACTTCTTTAGGACGCGAATGGATAACAAATTCAGCAGAGATGACTATCAGTAAGAATAGAAACCCTGAAAAGTCCAAAAGACTTTTTAGAGCTTTTAGAACACACGCATTGAAAATTACTAACCCTTTGTATGTGGTACCAGACCGGGATCAATTTGTATTGTGGACACGTTCACAGGCCGGTGGTATGTTGTCAGGATCATTTTTGACATCTTTATTTAACAGTTTAAGTCGAGTAGACGTATCATATGTAGCAGGAGCTGAAGAAGCTTGGGCTGCAGGTGATGACTGTATTGAAGATATAGATATTGACAACGAGTCCCACAAGAAAAACTATAAAGATATGGGTTTCACATTAAGAGACCTACAAAGTATAGACAAAGATGAGATAGAATTTTGCAGCCATAAAATGTTCAAAGACCCTACCACTAATACGTGGAAAGCGTCTTTAACTACATGGCCTAAAATGCTATACAAAACTTTAAGCAAGAATATTACTGGAGAGCAATACGCAGCATTTAGATATGAGCTAAGAAACAATGATAATTGTGAGAAACTCATATCGATAGTTGATAAGTATGGAATTTTCACCGATAACTAAGATGCCATAGAAGATAGAGATAGTATGGCATATTATATCAAATTAATATAATACAACACAATAACGTTTAAGCACACTGATATATAATACAATGGTAAGAAGAAGAAACTCTAAGCGCCCTAAAGGGAAGAAAACAAAACAAGCAGTTAGAAATAACTATGCAGTACCAACAAGGAACATACCTAATTCATTAGGTGGTTATTCCTTGTCTCGGGCTCATCATCAAGTAGTTGGTCTTGCTAACCCTTGGTCTAGACAGGCTAAAGGTTCTAAGATCCCTGATGACGATGCCACACAAAGTATTGCCGCAACATACACAAGTCCTAAGACTTTTGAGATATTGGCAAACGGCAGTGCTGTGGTAATAGTTAAACCTGGTATGAATGGCACATTTGCTCACGCAGATGTGACAAATACAACCACCCAAGAAGTTACTTCTTGGATATCTGGTATTGATTTTCCAAATTATGCGGAAATGTCTTCCGCCTTTTCTGAGTATCGCATTGTATCTTGGGGTGTACGTGTCTATAGTACATATGCACCTACAGCACAAAATGGTAGTTATAAAATAATAACTTTACCTGGTCCTCCTGGAACACCTTTCAGTTGGGCTGGTAGTTTGTTTGAAGCTACTACTAGTTTACCTTTTTCAGAGAAAGATATACACTGGATTTCAGCACCAATTGGAGTCCAACATAAAGAGTATATTGGCATGTCCTCTTTGGCTAGCTGGGACAACCTAGCAGTAATAGTCGAAGGTGCGACACCTGGATGGGGTTTAACACTAGAAGTTGTGTTTAACATTGAGTGCCAAATTAAAGCACTTAGCATTGTATCTGGTATGGCAACTCCTGCCGCAGATTTTGACACCCATGTAGTAAGGGCTGCTTCTAAAACAAGAGCTAAACACAAGGGTGCCCATAACAATAGAAGTTTTGGGAGCATCATTATGAATTCTGCGAAAGATGCGTTGACAGAGGGACTAGCGTCTCTCATCCCTTTCGTAGGACCTAGCATAAGCAGGGTCTTACAGAATAAAACAAAGTTATTAACAAACTAATAACTCTACAGTCCCGACCAGACTTAAAATGTTGTTCAGTCCCGACCAGACTTAAAATGTTGTTCAGCCTAGCTCAGGCCTAAAAGGAGCACGTCCGAAGACGTTAAACTACAACAATTCGTATGGTATATGTTTATACCGTG